TTGCCTATTGTGTATCATTCAACGATAATATTTCTGATCTGAATTTTAAGACATTAGGATCTATAGCTTCGCTGTTTAGTGTGACTGAATTGCAATGTAAGAAATTTAGTGATGGTGGATATAAAACTACACCAAAATGGGTTAAGGATAATAAGATTGAGAGGATTATAAAATTATGACAGAACTTGTCCATGAGGTGATAGATGCAGCTAATGCAAAGAAGACGATTAAGGAGCGAGTCGAATTTCTCAGTCAGGAAAAATATGCGAAAAGAGACATCATTAGGCGTTTGGTTTTTATGTCGTATAACAAACAAGTAGAAAGTTTACTGCCTCCTACAGATCCACCGTATAAGCCCTCTGAACAACCGAAAGGAATGAGCACTCCTTTTGATGCTGAATCAAGACGATTGTCTATTTTTGTAAAGGGTCTTGGTTATGATGATATGGATCAATCCAAGAGAGAGAATATTTTTATTCAAATCTTGGAAGCAATTGATCCAGATGATAGTAAGATATTCTTGGCTGCAACTCAGAAGAAGTTTCGTATCAAGGGTCTTACTCTTCCACAAATTAATAAGATCTTTGATTTGAATATTCCTGTTCCAGATAAGAAGGCACCTGTTGATGTTAAAGAACAGACAGAAGAATCAGTACCAGCGCCGGCCTAAGAATAGTTTCACGCCACCACGTCAACTTGGTATATCTCACAAATACGCTAAGTTGGTTGGTAATGATGAGCGTTTTTCTTCTATATATAAAGAGATTGATATTGAAGTAAGATCATTTATTTCTTACGATCAAGAAGGAAAGAGTAATGGTCAATACTTTAGATTATTAGAGAATAATTCTATTGTTAATACATTTGAGAAGGTTGGAGAAGCAGATAAAGCATTTTTTAATGTTGTTGATGGTAAAATAGATCAAGGTTGGACAAAGATTAAGGGCGATGAAGTTTTTGTATAATCTGTGTATAAATAAGAATGTTATGAAGATTAATCGTGAAATATTACCCATAAATGAATTCACTCGGCCAGGTAGAAAATTAGTTGAACTTCGTGGTGTTGTAATTCATTGGACTGGTAACCCATCAGTGGATGCCAAGGCTCATGTTCGATATTTCAATAAGTTATCTCAACAGAAACCAGATGACGATGTTGCAGATAGGTATGCCTCTGCACATTATTTCATAGGAACAAAGGGTAATATTGAACAATTGATACCAGAAGATGAAATTGCTTATCATGCTGGTGGTAAAGAATATATACAGGAAACTTTAGACCATTTTAATTGTACATGGCCAAATGCATTTCTTATTGGCTTGGAATTATGTCATAATGATTGGTCAGGTAAATTTACTGATGAGACGATTGATGTGGCCCAGAGATTAACCAGACGTATACTCGATGATAATAATCTTGATGTTAAGGATGTGGTTCGCCATTTTGATGTGACTGGTAAGATGTGTCCTAAATGGTATGTAGAAGATGAGGAGGCGTGGAGAGATTTTCGTGATGGTGTGTAATTATAAATATTAACACCATGAATACTGATCCAACATCGGTTTCTTTGTGGGTCGATATCGCAAATACTATAAGTGCATTAATGATTGACGATCCATTACGTGGATTATTTGTGGTTTTGCTCTCAATGGGAGTGTTTTTCGGCCTCCTGTTTGGAACGTCATCTGTGTTAATGCGTGTATTACGCTCAAAAAGAAAACTGTCTCAATACGAATTATTTCACAAAGAGAGATATGCTCTCAATGTAGTAGATATGATACGTGATCTTCAGGATTTCAATCATGATCGTGATAAGCTGTCACGTGATTGTGAGAAGAGAAAGGAACGTACAGTACCAATGGAGCAAGCTTCCCTAGCACGATCTGTTATTGATTTTCTTCGTTCTTCGTTTCTCCTTAAGGTGTCAGACTTGATTAGGGATATCCATCCAGATGACAATAATCTTCCTGATGACTATGATGAGTATCGTGATTATCAAAATGCTTTGGGGCGAGTTATGGATGAGGTGACAAAGATGTTTGATGGTGTTGCACGTGAGAATCATCTTGCAGAAAAAACAACAGTTGAATTTGAAAGCTATATGGATTATAAACTTAACAATTTAAAAACTCTTATTCGGAGAGTGTTCGAAAGTTACTACGTTTCTCCAGTACTGCCACTCAAGACAATTATGAGTACGTATGATCAGGACTGGAATGAAAGTGAGAAGCATTATAGGAAGCTGTTTGTCGATATGAGAGCAATCGCACTAAAACACAAGCAGGAGATTGAGACACAGGAGCGTGAGTATAATACCAAGTGGTCTTTATTTATTCAGAATTTGCCCGAGAGATTAATAAAAAACGTTTTGACCTTGACAAAGATCGACTGATGTAGTATACTATTGTTATGATTTCAAAAACGAAACCAAAAAATTTAGAGAGAGCTGAGATAGTTGAGCTGAGGAAAGGTCTTCCTCTTCAATATCTTAATGGTAAATATCTGGTTGATATGAAAGAGAAACGATGGCAATCGTTTTTCATCGTTACTATGTTCAAAGCAATCGTTAGAAAATTTGAGATAATGAACGATTTCGATATGAATCGTGTATTAGATTATCTATTGATGTCGACATCAACACAAGATGAAGTAGTGAAAGAACTTAATAAACACATTGGCAAGTATGTAACATTCTTTACTGGAAGTGGGAAGCAGTTGGCCATATCGGACGACATTACAATGCCAGGTGTTACAGACTCACGAAAGGGAGTCAAAGATTCAGCAAGCACATTAGAGAATAATCTAAAGAAACTTGCTAAATAGGAGTGGTAAGATGAAACTTAAAAACATTTTAAAGAAATTTATGTTTCTCGTTATGGGACTTGTGGTTAGCGTGATAGTAACGTTGAGTGCATGTGATGGGAGCTCGGCCGGAGCAAGAATGTTGTCTGGTCAGGGAAGTCGAAGTATTTATTCTCATGGCCAAGCATTTAATAATGTAAGTGAAGTGTCATCCTTTCCCGGCCCAGATGGACAATTAGCTATAAAATTTGTATACAAAGGTGAACCAATTTGGTGTTTTTCAGCTGGTTGTATACGTGGTGGTGTTAACATAGCTGGTTCGGATATGACGACAAGATCAGCTGAGTAAGGAATAATAATTATAATGACAGTACGTGATTGGTTACCACAGGTTATATTGGTTTTCTTTTTATTAATGGGTAATGTATCTATAATAAAAGGTGCTGATGAAAAAACATTCAGAACTACCATTTTTGGTACAATGGTATTTGTTGGTCTTCTTTGGTGGGGTAAGTTTTTCGGATAATATATATTGAGATATTTTAGGTATACATTAGATGACTTGAAAAAGTCGTCAGAAAGAGAATTGTTTAATTACATTTCGTTCTTTGCTGGTGGTGGTGGTTCATCATCAGGATATAAGCTTGCAGGTGGTAAGTGCTTATTCGTTAATGAATTTCAGCAGGTTGCAGTAGATGATTATCTGAAGAATTGGCCTGAGACTTCACACATTTGTGGTGATATTAAGAAAGTAACTGGTGAGCAGATCATGCAGATGACTGGATTGAAGGTTGGTGAATTGGATATTATGGATGGTTCGCCACCTTGTCCACCATTCTCGATGTCTGGTACAAAGCAGAAAGGCTGGGGCAAAGAGAAGAGTGCATATGGTATGAAGCAGAAGAACATTGAAGATCTTACATGGGAGCAGATAAGGATTGCAAATGAAATGCAGCCCAAAGTTATTATCTGTGAGAATGTCAAGGGTCTTACAATGAGCTATGCTATGGGTCATTTGCAAAGAATGGTTAATGACTTTGAGGCTTGTGGATATACAACTGTATGGAAAGTTCTCAAGGGTCAATTCTTTGGTGTGCCACAGAAGCGTGAACGAGTGTTTATCGTATCTGTAAGAAATGATGTTCTTGATAAAATTAAGCTACCATTTATGTTGTTGGATAGTAAAATATATCCAGAACCAGAATCACATATGAGTACTATTGAAGAAGCAATCGGTGACTTGCAATCCAATGAGGATAATAAAAAAGAAGCTGAAGTACTATGTGAAGCGATGAAGAAAAGTGCTAAATACAAGTGGTTAAAGAGACTGCCTAAGAATCCAGAAAAGGTTGTTTCTGTTGGTGATGATGTCGTTGGCCCTTGGTTTGATAAGATGATTGCACATAGAAAGAAGCTGGGTAAACCAGTTCCAAAGCGTAAGCATTCTTTCTTTCAATCTCGTAGAGTTCCTTGGAATCAAGCATCACATACTTTATCTGAGCAGGGTTTGATGACAAGTCTTGCAGTTCACCTACATCCAAGTGAAGATAGAGTATACACAACAAAGGAAGCTGGACGAATTATGTCACTACCAGATGATTACAAATTCACTGGTACGTTGAATGAAAATTTGGCAAGGATTGGTTTGATGGTTGCTCCATTATGTATGAAGTATCTTATTGATAATATCTACAAAAATATTCTTAAGCCACACAAGGAGTTGTCATGAAAAAGGTGACGGTGAAAAAAGATTACGGTCAGAAGGAAACTTATGAGCAATGGAATGGTAAGTTTCTTGATGATAGTGCATATGATGAGTTGATTGTTGCAACTGAGGATATTGGTGTTATGAAGCCAGGAGTATCGCTTGATGGAAGTGATGTTCCATTAGCATATGTCATAACGAATGCATATCCAAATGATAATATTAGAAACACTCTTGCTACCATTGAAGATACATCTACTATGAGAGCAAACTGTGCAGGCCCAATTGATAAGAATGAAATGGAAGCCAAGGGATTGGTAGAGGGTCGTGACTATAAGCTAAGAACTCCAAACTCCTACTATGTAATGACCAAGGGTGGTAAGTGGGGTATGATTGCATACTCTAATGAAATCCATAGTGTTATGATAGGGTACAAGAGGGGTAGGTTCACTGGTGCAATTGGTGTATCTGGCTGGGTAAAAGAGAATCAGGATAAGTGGGAAAGCCTCCAAGAGATTGCAATCTGGAATGAGAAAGCATTTGAGAAAGCAAATCCAGATATATACAATAGTCAAAAGTCGTATGCAGAGTTGAGCGTTAAGCCAAAGCATCGTGTTGGTGAGGGTATCTTTACAACATTATCTGCAAATCGTTATCATGTGGGTCAATCTCCAAAGATGGCTGCTCATGTTGATAGTGGTGATACTGATGCTGGTCTAACAACTATGTGTGTGTTTCGAGAAGGTGATTATGATGGTGCGTATCTTGCATTTCCACGATATGGTGTTGCGATTGATGCACCAGATAATAGTGTAATTATTGCAGACAGCAATCAGATTCATGGAGTAACTCCGATTAGTGGTAATGGACAGAGGTTTAGTTGTGTTGCGTATTGTGACCGAAGACTTGCAACTGTTGGTGTCGCTGGTAAGAGAGAAAAGTTAATTGGTAAATATGCCGTGGAAGCAGCTGCAAGTTTAGAAGGATTCTTCTCTAAGTGAAGATCGCAATCATTCTCGGTAGAGGTATTGAAGGTTGTGGTGTAACAAAATATACATACGAGTTGGAATGGTGGTTACATGAAAACAATCATTCTACTGTTATATATGCTGACAGATCTAAGAAGTGGTCGAGAAATGATGCTCATGAATTATTAAATTTACATCATGTAAATTTTGGAAAGAATGAATTTGAGGAAGTATACGAAGGATGTAAATCCTCAGACTTGATTATATTCAATTCTTTGCCATCGGTAAATCATAGCAAAGAAAGTCAGAAGAGTTTCTCTAAGCTTCTTGACTTGAATGTGCGTAAGGTTCTGATACAGCATGATCACAATAAATCTTCTCTGAGAAGAAATGCATTACTTGAGGAATCGTTTCAGAAATCTGATGTACTATTTGCACATTCTACAACTGGTGATTTTGCAGATATAGTTAATACTCCAAATCTCTTTGACCTAACACAGAGAACAATTAATTTAATGCAGCCTGGTATTAATTTTGAATGGTACAGAGATAATTATTGGAAACCTATTTGGTCACAAGACCACAAGCATCATAAGTGGATTGGTAGAACTGTCAGCTGGAAAGGTTATGATCTAATGATGAAGTTTCATGATGAGCTTATGAAGATAGACCATTTAACAACTTTTGAAGGTATTGATAGAAGTCCTGCATATATGGATTTTAAAAGTAAGTATAAATTTTATGATGAATTGAAATCTGATGTAAATGATACTGATTTAGATGATAGGTATGGTAAGGTTGCTTCAGTATTTGGTCAGTATATTAATAGTGAATTATTAGAGAGAATGTCATCATGTACTTATGGTTATCAGTTGAGCAAAATAAAACCCAAGTATATTGCCCATTCATTAGAGTTCACTCATTTAGAACCTGTTGCCGTGGGTGTAATTCCAGTTTTCAGAAAGGAATATGGAGATGCCTGTATACATCGTCACTATGGGAAACCATTAACAGAACTTGATTCTGGAACTATTTGGCTTACAGATAATAATATGGATGAATGTATAAGCACAATAAAAGAATTATCAACTGATGAAAGTATGCGAAATGAGTATCGAGAATTAGCATATCAGTGTTACAGCTGGTATGATTCCAAATATGTATTTGATGATATGTTTAAAATCATCTGTCAATGATATAATATATGATTCAATTAGTTATACCGACATACAAAAGATTAGATAATCAGATCACTTTAAACTCTATTCCTAAGAAGTTTCGAAGGTATATAACGCTTGTGGTTCAGCCTCAGGAAGAAGTGGCTGCACTTAAGATACATCCGAAAGTGTTTGTATTAAGTGGTGATGATATTGGTATTGCACAAACAAGAATGGAAATTGCAAGAGAATGGGGATGTAATAGGCAAGTAAGACATTGGGTATTGGATGATGATTTAAAAATTTCAAAACACATTGAAATGAAAGATGGTGGATTAGAGAAGGAGTCTATCAATAGTAGAACGTTTGTAGAGTGTATTAATGAGATAGAAGCTACAATGGATCAAGGATATTTTCATGGTGGAATTGGTACTACTTTGAACAATCCCATAGGCAAGTATCCATATAATGATAACTTCAGGATTGTTGCAAATGTATTCTATGATGGTTCAGTATTATCTGATACGTTCCAGAAAATAGATTGGCTATTAGACGGTGCAGAGGACTACTATGTCAATCTGCAACTACTTACGAAAGGTAAAAGGAATAGAGTGATATATAAATTTATTACAGATCCTGGCAATTCGAATGCTGGTGGTGGATGTAGTACATATAGAGATGTTGAATTTCATAATAATGCGTATAAGAAACTTGCGGAAAAGTTTCCTGATTATGTTACACTGAGAATGAAAGTGCCGAAGTCTGGCCCTTGGAAAGGAATCGAAAAGGCCGTATTGAGTTGTAGATGGAAGGATGCATATAAATCTTCTCAAACTGCAACAATTATACCATTCTACCGATGATTAATTATCCAGTAATAAATAATATAGGTAGGGGGCAAAACATAATGTCTGGTATTCGTTACGAGTTGAATTGGAAGGGATCATTCACTAATATAAGACCGAATGGCTATACTCTTAACCATGTTTTGTCTTATCGGGATACGTATGATAAGTATGGTTTACCACGTGATGTGAAGAAGACCATTGATAGCGATATCAATACGGTTAAGAAGTATCAGCGCAACAGTGATTCTGATGGCATTACAAGAGAGTATTTTAAAGTTCTTCGTGA